GCGGCGGCGGAGGAGGATCAAATGCCGGTAGTCAAACTAGTGGCGGAAGCGGCGGTGGCGGAAGCGGCGGAGCTTCAAATACACAAGGTACAGATGGCGGTGATGAATCAGGCGGTGGCGCTGGCGGCGGCCCCGGAGGAGGACCTCTAAGAGCAGGAAGAGAAGGCGGAACTGGTGTAGTTGTTTTAAGAGATCCTACAGGATCAATTTCATCAGTTACTCCAGGTACAAATCAAATTAGTACTTTACCTGATGGATCCAAAGTTGCTAGATTTACAGTCACAGGTACAATTAATTTTTAATATGAAAAAAAAAATAGGTAAAATTATATCTGAACAAGATCCTTTTAATGTAGGCGTAACTTTACAAGTAGTTTCTGAAGTTATCGTAATTGATGATAATGACAATGTTGAAAATTTAACTTATCTAAAAGGAGAATGGAAAGAATTACCATCAAATAAAGGAAAAGGAAGTGTTTGGAATGGCACTGAATTTATAAATCCTCAACCTTATGCTTCATGGACTTTTGACAATACAAATAAAATATGGAATCCACCAGTAACTAAACCTGATAATCCTTCTACAACAGTAACAGAAACTGTAGATGGAGTAGAAGAAACTCATCAAAAAGATACATATAAAATGTGGTGGGTTGAATCAAATTTAAGATGGGAAGCTACTAAAATTTCAGATAATCAAAATTATTATTGGAATCCAGACAATTCTACTTGGAATTTAATATCATAAAAATTATTTAGATTCAATGTTAAAACTAAGACCGTATCTTGGTTTATCAATAATATTTCTTTTATTTTTGTGAAGTAAAAAACTTGAAAACACAGCAAAGTTTCCTAGTTTACTTTCTAATGTTTCATTTATTTGTGGAAATTCTAAAGTTTGATTATGGTTTGATAATTGAATTGCTCCAGAAATAAAAGAAGGTAAATGAGAATGTTTTCTTGTGTATTCTGAAAAAGATTCCTTAAATCCCCACGCTTCTGATAAATTCCAACTATTAATTTCTTCAGAGGGATGATTATCTATAACATCAAAAATAGGTAACATCATTTTTATAAATTTTTTATCATTAATAAAAAATTTCCATGATGTCATTTGTCCTATTACATTAGTTTTAAAGTTTTTATTTGATTCTAAATTAATACCTTCTTCAATTTTTTTAATAAAATATTTTGTATCAATAGGTAAATTACCTTTGATAAAATAATACTCTCTAAATATTTTTGATTTAATTATTTTTTCTATTTTCATGCTTTATCTTTATTAAAAAAAACAAGTAATTTATATATTGATTCAAATGTAAAATCATGTTGAGCTGTATGATTTCTTTTACCTCTAAATATTATCATTCTATTTGGAAAAGCCCCTATTGAAATATCTGGATATTTATCAAAATGATATTCAAAAAAAGCTGTTCCCCCAGAACTGGTTTGATTAAAACAGAGGATAGCTCCAAAATCAGTGGGATCGGAATGCACTAAACCATAAGTAGTATTAAATTTTGATTTAGCAATTTCATCCATATCAGTGCGTCTTACTTTTATAGTAATGTCTTTTATTTTACAGCCTAACAAATGTTCTATTTTATTCACAATAATTTTTTTGTATTTTAACCAGTCGCATTCATGGCATGGATATGCCTGAAATCTATTACCGTAATAATATGCTGCAGGTTGGTAACCTGGAGAAAGTTTTAATTTTAAAATTTCTTTAGATATTTTTTTATATAAATTTTCTTCAAAAAAATTTCTTTCTATGTGTATAGAACCATTTAATATTTGTTCGTAAGGTTTCATATTATAAATCTAAAAAATTAAAGTAACCTGTAATAATATATCTATGTTTTTTATTAGGACATTTTTGTCCTCTATGAGTATGTGTAAAATATGATGGAAATATAACCACTTTTCCTTGTTCTGATTTAATTACTTTACCATTAAAAAATTCAGTTCCACAATCATGATTACTTAAATATATTTGAACATTTAAAATTCTTGTAGCATGTTCCCAACTATGTTCAGAATGAAATTTTTCAAAAGATTTATTAGGTTTAAAATGTTTAAATCTCATATTAGTTAAAGCCCATTTATCTTTAGTTAAATTTATTTCTGGATATTTTTTTACATATTTTTTTAATATGGGTAATATCAAATTTGTAAGTTCTACAAAAGTTTGAGTTTTATCTAGATCAAAAAAAATATAGCCATGCTCTTCATGCTCTGCGGATTGAATTCTTTTTTTACATTCTTTTATTAAATAATTACATTCTTTTTTAGTTAAAACATTTTTTTGTTCTAGAATAAAATTTTTAGACATAACTGTACCACCCTGTTGCAATATATTTTATTTCTTTTTCTGCAGGAATACCTCTATGTGTAAATGTCCAATCTGCAGGCCAAATAAAAGTTAAGCCTTTTTTAGGTTTAACTTTTAATTTTTGATGATACCATTCAGTTTCACCTTTATATTTAATATCATTTAAAAAAGTCATAAAAACTAAATGTCTATTTAATTTGGATTTAGATCCATTTCTTTCAGTGTGCCAAATTTTATATCCACCTTTTTTTGGATATTTTTGAATATTAAAACTTTCCATTATTGCCCATCTTTCTTGATTAGCTGCTGACCAGTTATATTTACTTATATATAAATTACATACTTTTTCAAGTTCATTTAAATATCTCATAGGTTCTTTATCTTTTGTTGTAGAATTAATAGGTAAATCAATTGAATCTTTAATACCTTTGTCTATTTTTGTTTTCCCATAAGTGACTATAGATCCTATTTGCTTAGGTCCAGATTCATTCTTATCTGTTTTTTCAAAATATTTTATCATTTCATCACAAACTTTTTTATCTATGTACCAACCAGCAATGAAATCAATTTTATTATTTAATCTAAAGGGTTTCATATTTTATATAACTTGTTTGATGGCATGCCTAGACAAGGTCTATTATCATATTTATTTTTACTTCCTTTTTTATTGTAATGTAAAAAAACTTGTACACATTCAGTGCCTTTAAAAGGTTCCCTCCAATGTTCTAATTCACAACCTTTATAAATTAACATATCTCCTGGTTTTAAATTAACTTTAATTCCTTTTTGATTTACTTTACCAGAAGGCTCCAAATAAATTGGCCAAAGGTCTCCTCCTAAATTAAGCGTAGCTGAAATATCACAAGAGGGTCTGTCTTTATGTCTTTTAAGCTCATCATCAATTTTATAAACTCTAGCATAAGAATATGTTTCTATTAATTTAACGCCTGTAATTTTTTCCATGGTAGGTTTTATTTTTTTTAGTAATATTTCATTAGCTACATCTCCATAAATACTAAAAGTATTAGGAACTTGTTTGTCTGTGAAACTACCTAATAATTCAAAATTAGGTGGAATAAAATTTTTTTGAAACATTAAAAATGTAGATTCTTTTCTAAGTTTTAAATAATCTTTAACAAAATCAATTGTATCAAGATTCATTACTTTTCTTTTTATAAAATATTTATTTTTTTTAAAATTATTCATAATCTGTAATTAATGTAAATCTTGGTTTTTTTAATTTATATTTAGGAAAAACAGCATCATGTAATAATTCACCTTTAAAAATTAATATAGAATTTTCGTACCCAGGTATTATTATTTCCATATTGTTATTTTTAATATGAGTTCCTAATTCATAATTATCATTGGTTACATAATAAATTGAAGTTAAGGTATTTTTTTCATGTCTATGAAAAAATTGTTTTTCTTTTTCTAATATTTTTAAACACCAAGAATATTTAATTTTATTTTTTTTATATTTCTTAGTTACATTAAATAATTTATTATAATAATTTTTCCAATGTTTGGTGTTATATATCAAATGTAATTTATTACTTGTTTGTTTCCCTGAAATATCCCTACTAAAGCAGTGAAGATTTTCTTTAATAGCTTTTTTTAAATCTTTTCTAATATTTAAATGATCTTTTTTATTCAAAAAATTTTTAATATGTATAAAATCTAAATTTTCTGTCATGACTTACCAATAAAAATTTCCTCTTGTCCACATTACCAACGAATACCTGGTTCCTTTTGTTAAAGGTTTAACTCTATGATATAGAAAAGATGGAAACACTACTATGGTTCCTTTATTTCTTAACTCAGGGGCGGGAGTAATAATTGTTGGATCATCATTATTTCTAAATTGAAATTCAAAATCTCCACCTTTAAATTCTTTAGGATCAGAAAGACAAGCGACTAAAGATAACTTTCTTATTTTTCCGTATGAATCAATATCTTTTACCGAAGAATCAGCATGAAAACCATAATGTTGATTTTTTTTATATTTAGTAAATTGTATTCTTTCAGAATAGTCTATTTGATATTTCCAACCTGAATTTATATTTGCCTTAACTACAAAATTATTTAAAATATTCATCAACCATTTATCGTCTAAAAAAGCAACTTCAGAATTTCGTATTTTTTTTAAATTACTTTTTTGATTTTTATTAAGATCTTTAAATTTATTTCGATCATATCCATGAGTTCTTGCTAAAAAAGTTTTTTTACTTAAACCTAATTCAATTATTTTATCACATGTATCAGAACTAAGGGCATTATTAAAAACCCAATAACAGTCTTGTGTATTTGTAAACATTTCTTTCTAAAATTTAAGTAGTCAGTTTCTGTAATTTATGTTTTAATTCTGCTATTTTATTTATAAATTCATCATTAATTTTACCGAGAGCTTGTATTTGAGTTTCTAAATTTAAAATATGTTTTTTATAATCCGCGTTTAACTCAACTTCAGATATTTTAACCATTTTTTCCATCTCGACTTTTTCTTCTAAATCTTTTATGATAGCATTCTTTATTTCTATTTCTGTCATATGATTAAATTTATCAACCTGTTAAAAAAAGTCAAGTATCCCAGCCCCAATCAAAAAAATAAAGAACTGTGGGATATTGAAGGTATTATTAAAAACAAATCCAATCAGTCATTTAAGTTTGATTTAAGACCATTAAAAAATAATGCTAAAGGTGGTTCTTTTAAAACCAAAGCTAACAAGATAGTATTTGATTTAAAAGATCAATATATTATTGTAGATGTAGATGAATTACATCAATATTTAAAATATAACACAACCAAAATAGTTCAATTACAGGATTTGATATCCAAGCTAGAATGGAATATAATACTACCAAAATAGCCTAATCTTTATAGATATAAGCTTATGGTGTATAATACAGCCATGTCATTACAAAAAGTAAACTTTCAACCAGGGTTTAATAAACAAGCATCAGACTCAGGGGCTGAAAACCAATGGGTAGATGGTGATTTTGTAAGATTTAGGTATGGAATGCCTGAAAAAATTGGCGGTTGGCAAGAGATAATGGACAAGAAACTTGTAGGAGCGGGTCGTGCTTCACATACTTGGACTGATTTAGATGGCAGAAAATTTTTAGCTATCGGTACAAACAAAATTTTATATATCTACAATGGGGATGACTATTATGACATTACACCTTTTGATGCAAATTTAGCAAAAACCGGATGTGACATCACTACAACTAATGGTTCAACAACGGTTACAATTACAACACCCACGGCTCACGAACTAGAGCCGGGTGATCTTTTAACTTTTGACAATGCCGGATCATTTACAGGGGGCCAAACAAGTTATACAGCTACTGACTTTGATGATGTTTTATTTGAAGTACAACTAGCACCTACTACTTCAACCTTTACAATTTTAATGCCTACTGCTGAAACAGGAACGGGCGCAACAAATGATGGAACTCTTGACAGTAAACCCTACTATAAAATAGGACCTTTACTACAAGCATTTGGTTATGGTTGGGGTACAGGTTTATACGGAGCTTCTACTTGGGGTACACCAAGAACTACTTCAAATGCGATACTAGATCCAGCTTCATGGTCATTAGATAATTATGGTGAATTATTAATCGCAACTATTAAAAACGGAGCTACTTTCTCATGGGACCCAGATGGAGGATCAGGAATAGCAGCTAGAGCAACTATACTATCTGGAGCACCAACAAGATCTGTTATGAGTATGGTATCTGATAGAGATAGGCATTTAATTATTTTAGGGACTGAAACAACTATAGGTTCAGCATCAACACAGGATAAAATGTTTATTAGATTCTCAGATCAAGAATCTTTAACAGACTATACCGCAACATCAGTTAACACTGCGGGTTCATTTAGAATAGATAGTGGTACCAAAATTGTAGGTGCTGCAAAAGCAAAAGATTACATATTAATTTTAACTGATACATCTGCATACCTTATGCAGTTTGTTGGTCCTCCTTTTACTTTTAGTATTAGACAAGTGGGTTCAAACTGTGGATGCATTGGACAACATTCAATAGTATATGCTAATGGAGCTGTTTACTGGATTTCAGATACAGGGGGGTTCTTTATGTTTGATGGTACTGTTAAAGCTTTGCCATCACTAGTAGAAGACTTTGTATTTCAAACTAATGATAATGCACCAGGTTTTAATTTTTCTAATGGTTCAGAAATAACTTATGCGGCTCACAATTCTTTATTCTCTGAGATATCTTGGTTTTACGCATCCTCTACCTCAAGCTATATAAATAGACAAGTAACTTTTAATTATGCAGAACAAACTTGGACTACAGGTTCATTAGCTAGAACTACTTTTACTGACGCTCACTTATTTGATCAGCCTATCGCTACAGAGTTTGATGTTAATTTTACACCTACAACACCAACAATTCAGGGGGTATCGAATGGTGCAAGTAGAGTATTTAATCATGAAATAGGAACTAACCAAGTACTAGCGGATGGCACAACCACAGCTGTTCCTGCATTCATAACTTCAGGAGATTTTGATTTAGATGCTCAAGGTGACGGAGAATACTTTATAAAGCTTAGAAGATTTATACCTGATTTTAAATATATTAATGGTAATGCAAAAATTACAATAACAACTAGAGACTATCCCGCTCAAACACAAGGAAGCTCTCCACTAGGACCCTTTACAATTAACTCATCTACGAATAAAGTAGACACAAGAGCAAGAGCAAGACTTGCTGCAGTTAAAGTAGAAAATGATGGTTTGAATGAAAGTTGGAGATTTGGTCAATTTAGATTTGACATACAACCTGATGGAAGAAGATAATGGCTAAAGTACAAGTATTTTTACCTGAACCACCACAAGAGTTTAACACAGAAACTTTTAGACAAATAAATGCAGCAATTGAAACTTTACAAAATCAATTAAATACTTCTTATCAAGAAGATCAAAAAAATGAACAAAACACATTTAACTATTTCATGTCATGACAATAAGATACAAAAGCGAAACATTTGATTTAACTACAACTAATCTTACTACTATTTTAACATGTCCTGCAGATGCAACTATTATTGTAAAAACAGTGCAAGCTAGTCATAAGGCTGGAGGAGGTGTGGTCTTAGATACTTACTTGCAAAAATCTGGTGGATCAGACATTGAGATAAGTCACCAAACTTTATCAGCAGAATTTACAAATATGGTAAGTAATACCTTAAATATGGAAGCTAACGATATTTTAAAACTACAAGCGGGAACAGCTAATGAGATTACAGGTGCTGTAAGTTATGCATTAATAGATAGATCGCAGGAAAATGGCTAAACAAAAATTTAATACTTTTACACCAAGACCAAAACCTCGTAAGCGTCCAAGACGTCACAAGAAGACTCTTAACAAAAGTGAAAAAAGATGTTATAAAAAGTACAACAGACAAGGAAGAGCATAATGACACAAAAAACAGTAATGATTAACGGTAAGGAAGTACCAGTTATTCCAGCTAAGGCGGAAGAAGAAGTTAAGAATAAAAGAACAGGTAAGCTGTATGCTGACAAAGCTGAGTTTGATGCTGATGTAGCCAATAACGACACAGACACTTCTGCAGAAGATTTACAAATAAATCAAAAAATAACAGTTGCATCTATGAGTATCTTTGGTAAAACAAAGGTATAATGCAACCAGCAGGCGGTACCGAACTACAACTAGCTTATCTTAAAAAACACATTAACCAAGGTGTGTTTGATTCTGTACAAATTACTACTTCAGTTCCAGAAAAAATTCCATTAGATCCTGTTAAATCAAATATTCTTTGGCAGAAAAATTCTTACGATCAACCTAATATTCATCCTTGGTTTAAAAATAAAGATAATCATTCTAAATATGATTGGTATGTTTTTAATAGTCATTGGAATTACGAAAACTTTAGAAAACATTTTCAAGTACCTGAAGATAGATGCACGGTAATTAAAAACGCAATAGACTATGATGAGCTACAATTAAAAACAGATTTTACCCCAAAGCCTAAAGTTAAGATGTGCTATATCTCTACACCGTGGAGAGGTTTAGAAATAGCTTTAGCTGCTATGGATGCAATTAAAGATCCTGATATAACTTTGGATGTTTATTCTAGTACAAAAATTTATGGTAAATCATTTGAGCAAAGTAACGATGATCAATACAAACCCTTATATGAAAAAGCTCAATCTTTACCTAATGTAAATTACATGGGTTATTGTGACCATAAAACTTTAATGACTAAGTTAAAAGATTATGACGTTAATTGTTTTCCTAGTATCTGGGAAGAAACATTTTGTATCTCTGCTATGGAATCGTTAGCAGCAGGTCAGATTTTAATAACCACGGACCTCGGCGCAATACCAGAAACATGTTGTGAGTTTCCAATTTATATACCTTATACTCAAAACAAACCTAAGTTATCAATACAATTAGCTGAATGTATTTTAAGAACAAAAGATATTTTAAAACAAGATTTAAGTAACGGACTTAAATTCCAACAAGAATATTATAAAAGATTTTATGATTGGAAATATATAGCAGGACATTGGGAAAACTTTTTGAAAGGAGCTATAAGTGTCAAAAGAAATAAATAAAAACCATCTAATGGTTTGCACACCTGTGCATTCAGACGTATCCATTCATTTTATGAGAGCTTGTTTAGACTTACAAAAGGAATGTATTTTAAATAAAACTAAAGTAACATTTCAATTGATGAAGTCTTCACTTGTAACACAGGGGAGAAACTTACTTGCTTCTTCTTTCTTAAATTCAGATGCAGATCAAATGTTATTTATAGATTCTGATATAGAGTTTTCTACTAGGTCTGTTTATAGATTATTTAATTCTAAACATGAAATAAGTTTAATACCCTACCCAATGAAACAAAGAACTGATAATAAATTTAGACAAGATTTTGAAGCTAGACCTGACGATGATATAAAAACCATGGGTATGTTATTCCCTATTGAGTTACCAGATACTAAAAATATTACTCCTGTAGACGGTTTTATTGAGGTTAAAAAAGGACCAACAGGTATGATGATGATTAAAAGATCTGCATTTAATAAGCTTATCGAACATTATAAAGAGTTAATAATAAAACAAAAAACTATGATGAATGGTGAGTTGGTAGACAGACCAAATTACTTTAATTTTTTTGATACTTATTGGAGTCCAAAAGATAAAACTTATATGGGTGAAGACTTCTTTTTCTGTAAGCTTTGGACATCTATTAATCAGAAAATATACGCTTTAGTTGACGAAGAAATAAGCCATATTGGAGAACATCATTACACAGGTAAAGTTAAGGATGAGTTCTATAAAATCGGGTGATATTGAAGAATAGCCTTATATAAGTTAAAATAGCATAATAACTGTAAAAAATTATTATGGATCCATTTACAATAGCACTAGCAACCTTCGGCATACAAAAGCTTAGAGGTAAATCTACAAAAAGATCATTAAGAGACGCTGCAATAGCAGGCGGTATAGGTCAAGTTGCAGGTATGGCTGGAATTGGTCAGGGTTTGGGTAAATTTGCACCACAAGCTTTTGGTTCTACATCATTACCTGGAATGACAGGAAGCTTTGTAGGTCAAACTACAGGTCCTGCGGGTCAAATTGTAAATCAATCATTAATGGAACAGGCTAAAACATCAGGCGGTGGAATATATGATTTAGGTAAAAATTTAATTGGTTCACCTGATAAGTATAATACGGCGGGTACAGAAATTATAAAAGAAGGCAGTGGGTTTAGAGGTTTATCTACAGGCGCACAATTAGGACTAGGTCTTGGAGCAGCAACATTATTAGCAGGTGAAGATGAGCCGGTTGAGCCACCTGAAGGAACTAGACAAGAAGATTATGATGCAGCTAAAGTAAAAGCAGATGCGCAGTTACAGGATATTTTAAATAAATATGATTATGAAGCAGATGCTGCAGGCGTTAATCAAACTCAATCTCCATACAACTATACTGATAATTCTTTGTATTCTTTTAGCAAAGGTGGAATTGCAGAAATAAAAAAATTTAATAAAGGAGGTATAAATTATTTACCTTCTATGACAGATCACGATAAGCACGATGAAACTAATTACGTTAGAGCAATGGGTTATGTAGAAGATGGTTCTGGAAACGGTGATAAAGATGAAGACACTATGTTAGCTCAACTAGCAGATGGGGAATTTGTATCAAGAGCAGATGCAATTTTAGGTGCAGGTATTATGGAAGGCGGCGATCCAAAAAGCTACAAAGATATGCGTAAAAAAGGTGCTGCGTTTTTTTATGGACAACAAGCTAAGTTTAAACGAATTTTTGATTTATTAGATGCGTCTAGAAAAGAAACAAATTAAAAAAGAAGTCGCTGTATTACACATCGACGCTAAAAAACTTGATGAGTACTGGTTACTAGTTGAGTTTATGTTAAGAGAAGGTCTTAAACACGATGGTGAACCCATGAATATTGAAGACCTTAAAGAAGGAATTAAAGAAGGAGCCTTTCAATTGTTTACAATGTTTGGTTCTGATGACGGAATACGATACAAGGTGTTTGG